CGCGAGGGGGTCTCCTGACGCTTATATGAAGAAACTCAAAGTTCGTTACAAGTCTGGGCAGTCAGTGCTTCAATACAACGGCGTTCCTGCCGTCGTTAGCACTCACGAGCCCTTTTACTGTTGGAACGGCGCCTCTCAGGCGACGAACCACAGATGGCTTGCGAACCTTGAGGTGCTGAAGTATGAGAATGGGGATGTAGCAGAGTACCATCCGTGCTCCCATACAGCCTTCAGAAACGTACCTTCGGCAGTTTCTTCGTATGACAGGTTCAACGGCATTTCTGCCGATGTCCCTTATTATACGGAGGGATCTAACATAGACTCCCTGATCCTAGCCACAGCGTTCCCTCACATTGAGGGTTTGCCTTATGCCCCTCAGGGCATAGACAGTACAACGCTACCCCTGGATCTTGAACCCAACGGCGCTGCTCTCAGTATTCTAGATCTTCATGATCAACAATACTTTGACCATCGGAAAATTGCGAGCTCGGGCTTGCGCCTGTTCTCCAAGAAATTAGTTAAGTTAGCGGAGTTATCACTCGTTAACTTCCTGCTGGAACTTAAGGATCTTCATCGAGTTGTGCGGAGAATTGAAGAACTCTCTGCATTTCAAGATTGGAACCGTTTGTGCCAGTTAGGTAACCTTCGGCAGTACGTGACACGCGGAACGCTGTCAGTGGACTACCTGAACCTTCAGTTCGGGTTATGCCCATTTACGCGTGACGTTGTCAGCATTGCCAAGGCTCTTGCTAATTGGAGAAAGAAGCTAAAACTTCTACTCAAGCGCGTCCACAAGATTGAAACAATTCATGCTACTATTCATCAGTACGCTGCCGAGGGTAGCGATTTGCCCGTTGGGCAATTCGTTTATTCCCCGGTGACGAACTGTGATGGGACGCCTGCATATGACAGTCCTGCTGGTCGGCTTGAGCTCTACCGTAATAATCGGTCTACGCCTCGTGTATGCATGAAATATAGCATACTTTGCGAGGACATGTCCGAAATGAACGTGGAGCTCCGCGGTTTCCTTTCAGTCCTAGGACTGGAGTGGGACCCCGTAATAGTTTGGAATGCCATTCCCTTCAGCTTTTTGCTGGACTGGATATGGGACATTTCAGAGTGGCTGACACGCTGGGCGGCGAAGGCCGCGGCGTTACCAGTCAAGCTCAGGGTCCATGACTTCTGTATAACATGGAAGTACAATGGTTCCCTAACGCTCTCTACGGATCACCTTAACCGGTTTGATCCGCAGGGCGAGATGACCTCGCACACTCGCAGGTTTGATATCCCTGTGAGCAGATTCCGACGAGTCCAGTATCAACCGGACTTCGAGGATCTTCGTCTAGCCGGCTGGGACAAGAACGTCATTGAAAAGACGTCTCTTGCAGGAGCATTGCTAACAACCGAGAGGTTGCAGCATATACCGCTCCGGCGTAAACGCAGGTTTGGTCCCTCGAACTTGCCATTAACAAAAATTGCTCAAGCACTAGGCTGGAAGAATCTTCGTCAATACGGAGTGACAGGCTAGCCATTCTGCCTAACAGGCAGAAGGTGCTCTGTGCATCAACGTCAGGAGGATACGGACATGTTTGCCGATCCCACTACGGTACCAAGCATTACCATCACATTCGACGACAATAATCCCCTTTCCGGGGCTACTACTGTTGCGAGTGCCATGGTATTGAACAAGGTAGAAGCTTCAGGCCGCAAAGCGGTCTATAGGCCTACGACGTCTGTTCTGACAACTTCCCAGTTGGCAGACCTTTCGTTAACGGTGAATCACCAGCCTACTAAGGCTGGTCGTCTCCGTTCGCAGTTCAGAGTAGACGCATCTGCAGTCAGTGCGGTCGACGGCTCGATGAAGTCCTGCTCATTCAATCTAACGATTGATAAGCACAAGGACCAATCAGCTGCCGACTTGCTTAGTCTGCAGTTTTGTGCGTGTTTGTTTCAGAAGCTCCTTTTTGGAGCTTCAGGTTCGAACGCCGCAATTACAACCGCGAATTACTCGCAATTGTTAAACGGTGAATCTTAGTCGCGGGGCGTGGTTGCCCCCGCAAGACAAGATTCGGCCGCGGGTTCCCTGATCGGAGCCTGGGTCTGGTTGCTCGTGTGAGCAACGCAGCCGAGGGTGTCGGTAAGCACGTTGTCGTCCTCCTCTTCGAGTATCTACCAATATGGAGATATTGAAAAGCGAGCGCGACCTTATGGTCGCGTTGACAACAAGCCTGCTCATCGACATAGCCGATGACACAGGATACGTGTATAAGCGTGACGCACGGGAAGTGCGTCGTCGCGTTACATCAGAGGGAGTTAGTTTTCTTACGAAAACGCTCCCTGCGTTGGGAAAGGCCTTGGATAAGGCTCTTTCTTCAGTCGATGGCGTAATGGACTACACGGGGCTTAAGCTCCGCGGAGAATACCCAGAATTTCTGGGCACTCTCTTCCAGCGCGTCTTCGACCAGGCAGGAAGGGTCCTGTCTGATGTATCTCCTCTGTTTGTCGGACACATTCGGCAAATACTGTACCTATGGTACAAGTATGAGCTCCCGCATACCCCGGAGCAGAAGGCGGCTATTGAAAGCCGTTTCATCTGCACGGAGGCAGCGATCCCGGAGA